ATACAGCACCTCTATTTGCTGACTGATAATCAGTAATTATTTTATGGGGGGTTCTTCCCCCCATTTTGAAACATCATTAAAGGCGAAACAATATGGAACTTGAAAAGATTAAAAAGAAACGTGAAGAGTTGATGACTAACTACAACTCTCTTGTTGATAAGAAAATTGAATTAGAAAAACAGTTAGAATTAACCAGTAATGATATTCTCACGATGAGAGGTGCAATTCTTCTTTCTAATGAATTTATTGAAGAAGAAGAAAAACCCGAACCCAAACCACTTTTTCCAGAAAAAGAAGTGGTTGTCAACGATCTAGATAAAGAAAAAGATGGCGGACAAAAGAATAAGTGATTTAAATGCTCTGACTGTAACGGCATCAACTGATACGGCTTTGATTTCTGATACATCAGCATCAGAGACTAAGAAAATTACTCTTGCGAATTTCTTTAAAACACCATATGTGGGAACACCACAAGCACTTTCGGGTGCAGGGGCCGCAAATCTAACAACTTCAGTTACGAATTGTACTTCTACTGGTGCAGCACAAGTAGTTACACTTGCAGATGGAGTACAAGGACAAGTCAAAATTGTTTCTCATATAGTAGATGGTGGGAGTGTAAGAGTCACACCAACGAATTTAGATGGTGGAAGTTATGCTGAATTAGATGCTGTAGGAGATACAGTCGTTCTCCTTTTTAACGATAGTGCATGGCAAATTATCGGTGGATATGGACATGCAGTAACATAATTAAATAGTGAATATGAATTTATTTGATGATTTAAATGAAAAAAATTATTTACATTTTGCGATGAAGTATTATGATAATCGCCAATGTACTTCTATTGAAGAGTTCAATGAAGATTTGAATAAAATTAAATATGTTAAGAGATTATTTAATCGATTTCTTGAAACAGGAGAATTGAGAACAATTTTGATTCTCAATCATTTGATTGTTATCTATAATGTATTTGAAAATGAAGCAGCTACTCGTATGTTGTTTTTTAGAGTAGAGAAAAAGTTTTATTCTATTCTTAAACCTTTTCTTATATTTTTAAACCGTCTTCCAGAAAAAGTAAAAGGAATAGACGGAGAAGATATTCAGACAAATCATATTCCATTGAATGAAACTACCATCAAAGAATTAAGGAAAATAGAATAGAATGGGAATTCTTGCAGGAATCGGGAACATATATTTTGTCTATCAGTTTTTAAAGAAACTGGTAACTCCTTTTGAGAAGACAGATGCTTTCAAATTGGGTATCATTGATGAAAAAGGAAAGATCCTCAAACGGCGTAGAGATTTAGAAACTTCTGAAGAAAAATCAGCATATAATCTTTCTGATACGTTAATTTGGAATATCAAAAAGTTAATGGGTAAGATTCCTGGCGGTAAGTCACGAATCGCATCTTATGCAGCCGCACTCTATCTTATCAAAGAACAACAAGACGGATATAAGATTACAGAAGAAGAGTTGGAATTGCAATTTTTTGATATGTTTGAAAAAATGTATAATAATGATTTGAAGTTTGATCCAAGAACATTGAAAAAATTTGAAGATGTATTAAATGAAGATTCTCCTACTACGGCAATGGGTGGTGGAAATTTAGCAACAAGGGGGTTTCCTTTGTTGAAAAAACCACCAAAAGGATTAGTCATGAAAAGGTTTGGGGGAATAGATGTATTTGCTATAGACCCAACACATTTTCAAAAATCACGTTTAGGTAAAAAGAAATATACTCGTTATAGTGGTTATGTTGGTGAAGATGAGGCCGGAGAATATATTCGTGCGTTTGCAAGAAAATATCCTAAGAAACCCATTATAGTAATGGATTCTAGTACTGGTTGTATGCAATATCTTAAACATGGTAGTGAAAAATGATGAAATTTAAAGAATATCTGCAATTAAACGCAGATGATTCAATTGAACAGGTTATGGATGGCGAGTGGATACTTAAATCAAGGTCTTCATGGAAAGCCACAGATGATGAAGATAATAAACTAGAGATACATAATGATGGTCACGATCCTGAGTTACAAGGTGAATCGTGGTCGGTGCATACAAACACTTTTGCACCAAAGGCCTTTGCCTTTTTTTGTAAACAGTTTATAAAAGAAGCAAAACCATCAGAGGTAACTCATGCCAGATCAAGAATCTTTCCTACAACTTAAATCAGAAATCCAAACATTAAAGATCAAGGATGAATATCGTTCAAAAGAACTTGATGTATTAATGTCAAAATTGGATGATACTTCATCTAAACTCAATATTCTTTCAGATAATATTAGTCGGTTACTTGCAGGACAAGAAACACACAAGACAAATGATAATGAAGTTCGTGATGAATTAAAGATACTTCATACACGAATTGGTGATCTTCATGACAAGTGTTCAGAAATGATTGATAAAACAGAAACCAGAATATCATCTGATATATCATTGTTGTATAAAAAAGTAGACTCTCTTGAAAAATGGAGATGGATTACTATTGGTGTGGCAACAGCATTGACATTTTTTATAGGACACATCCTTCCAAAATTCTTAAATAATTAAACTTGACATTTTGACATAATGTGGTATAATGATACTATCACATTAAAATTCTATATAAATTTGTTATGCCTTCTTATATTGACACAAAATACGTAAATTTAGTTTCATCTAGGCTTCCCTTGTTTAAAAATAAACAACAAGGGTTGTATAATTTTCGATGTCCATTTTGTGGTGATTCTCAAAAAAGTAAAACTAAAGCAAGAGGTTATCTGTATCAAAAAAAGACAGACCTCTTTTATCGTTGTCATAATTGTGGACAAAGTAATACTTTTTCTAATTTTCTCAAACAACTTGATGGTGAATTACACAAACAATATGTCTTAGAGAGATACAAAGAAGGTGTTACAGGAAAAGGCCAAAATACAGAAGATCCTGTATTTAAACATGAGAAACCAGTATTTCATACTAAGATAGATCTTCCACGAATTAGTGATCTTGATGACCAGCATTTTGCAAAAAAATATCTGGTCAATCGTGCAATCCCACCTCAATTTTTAAGTTACCTATATTATACAGAGGACTTTAAAAGTTTTGTTAGAAAAACAACAAAACGTGAGTATGATTTAAATGAAAAAGAACAGCGAATAATAATTCCCTTCTTTGATAAAAACAAACAACTCATTGCATTTCAAGGTAGAGCATTTACAAATACTTTGCTTCGTTATATCACGATTAAGATAGACGAAGATTCACCCAAGATATTCGGTTTAGATCGTTTAGATTTGGAGAAACAATTTTATGTAGTTGAGGGCCCGTTTGATTCTATGTTTCTGCCGAATTGCATCGCAATGGCAGGATCAGATGTAAATTTGAAATCACATATTGAGATTTCAAGTGCATTGGATAATCATACAGGAACAATAGTTTTCGACAATGAACCTAGAAACAAAGAAATCATTTCTAGAATGGAAAAAGTGATTGATAATGGTTGGAATATTTGCATCTGGCCAGAATCTGTTACTTGTAAAGATTTAAATGATATGGTTCTCTCTGGTATACGAGAATCAAAATTAATCGAAATAATAAATATGAACACGTACAATGGTCTACTTGCAAAAACACATCTCACCATTTGGAGGAAAAAATGAACCCAACCAATCCCGCCGTCTTGCCTACACAATACCAACAATTTATTCATCTTTCACGATATGCACGATGGGATTACGATAAGAAACGAAGAGAAACATGGGGAGAAACAGTAGACCGATATTTTACTTTCTTTCAGGAACATCTTAAAGAAACATGTGATTATGACTTAGGAAATGGAATAGTCGAAGAATTAAGAGAAAATGTGTTGTCGTTGAACGTAATGCCTTCTATGCGATGTTTGATGACTGCTGGAGAAGCACTCAGAAAAGAGAATGTTGCTGGTTATAATTGTTCTTACGTAAAAATTGATACTCCACGTTCTTTTGATGAAATACTTTATGTTCTCATGAATGGAACTGGTGTCGGATTTAGTGTAGAAGCAGAACACGTAAATCATTTACCAGTAGTTGCAGAAGATTTTCATCCAACTGATACGACAATTGTTGTTGCAGATTCAAAACTTGGATGGGCAAAAGCATTCAAGGAACTTTTGAGTTTGTTATGGACAGGTCAGATTCCAAAATGGGATCTTTCAAAAGTTCGTGGAGCAGGAGAACCATTAAAAACATTTGGTGGAAGAGCTTCTGGCCCACAACCACTAGATGATTTGTTTCATTTTGCATCAAGAATATTTCAAGATTCGGCAGGGAGAAAACTCAAACCCATCGAATGTCATGATATTGTTTGCAAAATTGCAGAAATAGTTGTAGTGGGAGGTGTTCGTAGAAGTGCTCTTATTAGTCTTTCAGATCTCAATGACAGAGAAATGAGATTTGCAAAACACGGAGAATGGTATAAACTTAATGTACAACGGGCACTAGCAAACAATTCAGTTAATTATAAAGAACGGCCCGATGTAGGGACTTACATGCGAGAATGGTTATCTCTCTATGATTCAAAGTCAGGAGAACGTGGTGTATACAATGGTGTGTCAGCAAAAAATCAAGTAGCATTATTAAATGAAAGGGAAAAGGATGGTAACGGAGGATATGTTAAACGAAGAGAACCTAGAGATGATTTTGGAACTAACCCCTGTAGCGAGATTATACTTAGAAGCAGAGAGTTCTGCAACCTTAGTGAATGCGTTGTCAGAAGACATGACGATGTTGAATCTCTTAAAAAGAAAGTCCGATCTGCAACAATCCTTGGCACATTCCAATCCACTCTTACCAACTTTAGATACCTTACCAAAGAGTGGGAAAACAACTGTACTGAAGAAAGACTATTGGGTGTCTCGCTTACCGGCATATTAGACAACCCATTAACAAATGGTAAAAAGAAGGGACTAGAACCCCTGTTAGAAGAATTAAGAAAGGTTGCATATGAAACAAATAAAGAATGGGCAGACAAACTTGGAATTTCACGGGCAGCCGCAATCACTTGTGTCAAACCTAGTGGTACTGTTAGTCAGCTTGTTGATAGTGCTTCTGGTATTCATGCCAGGCATAATCCTCATTATATCAGAACTGTAAGAGCGGACAATAAAGACCCCCTTTGCAAAATGATGAAAGAGGCGAAATTTCCAAACGAACCAGATGTTACTAAACCAGACCACACAACCATATTCTCTTTTCCAATGGAAAGTCCCAAAGGAGCCGTTTGTCGGAAAGACATGACAGCGATTGAACAATTAGACCTATGGACAAAATATCAAAAACATTGGTGTGAACATAAACCATCTATTACGGTTTCTGTTAAAGAGTCTGAATGGTTTGATGTTGGTGCATGGGTGTGGAACAATTTCGATTCGATTAGTGGTATTTCATTCTTACCTTTTAGTGAACATACATATAGACAGGCACCGTATCAAGATTGCACAAAAAAAGAATATGATGAATTGTTGGTCAAAATACCAAAGAAGGTAGATTGGTCAACATTGTCTAATTATGAACAGCAAGATTATACGATAGCATCACAAGAACTTGCCTGTTCAGCAGAAGGTGGGTGTGAAATTGTAGACCTTTAATCGGAGAGACATGGAAGTTGAATTGGATGTAGATTGTAATAATTGTAATGCGACATATACTATGATGTACGAAGCAGATGATATACAGATAAGACAAGAAGAACACGCATTTCATTGTGCTTTTTGTGGAATATTAATGGAACCATATTATGACGAATTTTTTGAAGAAGATTAGATTTGTCGCTGGAATTGATTATTCATTAACATCGCCCGCAGTATGTGTAGCAAAAATAGTTGATAATGAGATAAAATTTGAAAATTGTAAGTTTCATTTTTTGAAACAAAACAAGTCGCATAAATCATTAGGTAAGATATTTGCATATGATTATCCAGAATATACGGATGATATTGATCGGTTTAGTAAACTTGCATCGTGGACTATTGAATGTATTCGATGGTTTGATGGCCGGGCAGATGAAGTTTACTTGGAAGATTATGCATTTGCAGCGACAGGTAGAGTTTTTAATATTGGAGAGAATACTGGAATACTCAAAAAACAACTCAAAGAAGCTAGATTCAAATATGTTACGATCCCACCCACAGTAATCAAAAAACACGCCACAGGAAAAGGAAATGCCAATAAAGAGTTAATGTATGAAACGTTTTTGTCAGAATCACACGTTGATTTGAAGAGTCAGTTATCTCCAAAATCAACTAAAATTTCTAACCCTGTATCTGACATTGTAGATTCATTTTACATTTGTAAGACAGGATTTCACTTAAAGGAACAGTTATGCGAACCGAGCAAAACCCTTATCTAGTTGAAACAAAAAATGGTCAAATATTAAAATTTAGTAAAATAGATGCGGATAATGAAGCAGTAATTAAACAATTAGATGGTAATGATGTTGAGGTATATCATGATGGAAAACTTCAATATAAGTTACATGGCGTTGAGCAAGGTAAACTTTTTTAAAAAAGAACTTGACACTTTGGAAATAATTTGTTATAATAATACAATGGAAATAAAAAATGTTTGATAAAATCTTACAGGCGGTTCTAAAGTTTTTTGGAAAGAAAACACCAGAACCACCTACAGAAGAAAATAATGAATCTCTTGAGGCTCTTGAAAAAGTAGAGGCCCTTGATAAGATTGGAGAATCTTCATGAGTATGATGAAATTTGATGACTCTAAAATAGAAGAAATCCGAAAACGGAAAGAACAAGGGCTTCCGCCACCACCACCTGACGGAGATGTGGTTGAACAATCAAAGAATGCAAAGGGTGGAAGTGAGTTGATTTATCAAAGAGTCAAGGAGAGAGTGCCTGATGACCTCTGGAACTACTTTCAGGTCATTCTTTCAAGGGTTCGTGAATACGAAGACAAACCAAAAATCCTTTGGTTTCAGGACACATCGAAAGATCCAGAAGTACAATTTTTAAAAGATAAAACTTATCGTGACAAGTTTGTACGATTTGTATTTCCTTCTGATTGGTCACTTGAAAAATATAATATGGATCTTGATGTTGAATATGAAAAGAGTGTTGTTCTCAAAAACGCAATAGAACCAATTCCAGTACATACCAAACCAAAAGACGGCCCGATTCGACTTGCATATATTTCCACACCACATCGTGGATTAGATGTATTGATTGGTGCATTTAAAGCATTGAAGTTGGAGAATGTTGAACTTGACATATATTCAAGTTTTAAGATATATGGTTGGGAAGAACAAGACAAAGAATGGGAACCTCTTTATAATGCTTGTAAAGAAACACCAAATGTGAATTATCATGGAACAGTTTCTAATGATGAAATTCGGTCAGCATTACAACAAACACATATCCTTGCATATCCAAATGTCTATCCAGAAACAGGATGTATATCTGCAATCGAAGCAATGAGTGCAGGATGTATTGTGGTATGTCCAAATCTTGGAGTCCTTCCAGAAACGTGTGCAAATTTTGCATGGATGTATGGATTTGTTCAAGATAAGACCGAACACGCAAGGAAGTTTGCATATGTGCTGAAAGATGCAATTAATAATTTTTGGGAACCACCAGTTCAGGCTGGTCTTGCATTTCAAAAACAATATTATGATATGCACTATGACATTGATACTACTGCAAAACAGTGGACAATGATGTTAGAAACAATCAAGAATAATATTGAAAACACTAAAGAGAAAAAATCATAATGGCAAAAAAGAAAGTGACAATTGAACGTAAACCAATGAAGGTGAAACGTACTCGTAAGATTACAGAAGAACAACGTGAGGCGCTTCGAGAACGCATGAAAGAAATGCGTAAGAAGAGGAAACCAGCCGAATATAAAAATGTGAATGAACGTGTTCTCGCTCTTCCAGATGATGATAATTATTCTTTTAAGAGTGTTAAGGGATGGATTAAACACAATAAGGAAATGGTTGTTGCGTTGGGTAAACAAGGAAGAGGTAGACATGTTGGAGAAAAAGAACAAAGAAAAGCAGAATCGCAAGCCGCATCTCGTAAAGCATACATTCGATACTGTGAACATTACTTGAAAACTGGTGATTGGATTGGAATGTTTTCGGGCCAAGATGAAGAACATAAAGTGGTTCCAAGATGTGTTACTATGGCATATTACCCTGACGGTACTCCTAAGAGGTCTGTGGGGGTATTCTATCCAGATATTAGTGCAGTTTGGACAAAAGGAATGAATGAAACAGGATTCGGAACATCACAAGAATATGTTCCTAAAATTAAAAAAACTGTTGCATTGACAGATAAACAATTTACAGGAGAAGTTTGATATGGCAGAATTTAATATTTTAGAAACCCTTGAATTGGTTGGTAAGGCTAAGACAAGAGAAGAGAAACGACAAGTTCTCGCAGACAGAGATAATTTTGCAACTAGGGCGTTGTTACAATTGAACTATCATCCAGATGTCAAGTGGCATCTTCCGGCAGGAGCACCACCATATACGCCAGGACAGGTAGCCGATTCGACTCCGAATTCACTTCATTTTGAAGTAAAAAAGTTGGATTATTATGTTGATCCAAGTCCACACGACCTTCCCATGCTCAGAAGAGAATCAATGTTTGTTGAACTATTAGAACGAGTTGACCCAAATGATGCAAAACTTATTATTGCTGTTAAGGATCGAAAATTGTCTTATAAGGGATTGTCTTATAAGTTAGTTAAGGATACCTGGCCGGATCTTCTTCCAGATATTGAAGAAAAGGAAGACACACCACCAGTTAAAAAACAAAAGGTTGTGAAAAAAGGTGTCACTCCAACGACAAATAGCAAAGGTGTAGATTGGTAAAAACTGTCGCCTGAACGATAAAATTACATAAATATAATTACATTTGGTTGATGAATTCTATATTTCATGTTTCTGTGAATGAAATTAATAACCAAAAAAAGGTACAAGTATGGTAAAGACAGTAAGGGTGTTCCTTGCTCTGTTTGCTACACTATGGTATACTACTTCACCGATTAATAGTAATGCACCAGCTCAAATATGGGAATATGATTTAGATCGTATTCTTAATCAAAAACCTGTGAGTATGGCTGCACCAGACTATTACAAACCTCTTGAATTTGACAAAGTAAAATATACAGCGGCAGATGTTCTCTGTTTAGCGAAAAATATTTACTTTGAGGCAGGAGTGGAGAGTACAGCAGGAAAATTAGCAGTAGCGAATGTTACGTTAAATCGTACATTGGGTGCTAATTATCCTAATTCCATATGTGAAGTAGTGCATGAGGGCATACATCGTTATAATGCTAAAATAGAAGAGTATGTCCCTGTGAGAGATAGATGTCAATTTAGTTGGTATTGTGATGGTTTATTGGATGAACCAAGAGAAGGTAGAACTTGGGAGTCTGCACAAGAACTTGCAAAAAAGGTTCTTGTAAATCATCATGACAAAGCACTAATTGACATAACAGATGGTGCAACGCACTATCATGCAAATTGGATGGAAACATATCCAAGTTGGAGTAAAAGGAAGAAGATTATGGCTTCGATAGATAGACATATTTTCTACAAAAAACATTGAAAATAACTTGACATTTCTGTTCCAATAGGTTATAATATAGTTGTAATAATAAAGAAGGAGCAAAAATGAAATATCTATTAACTACATTATGGTTTGTTCTACTGTTAAATGCCCCTGTAGGTGCAGAGGTAGTGAAAACAGAATATATAACAGAGAAAGTTTGTCATAATATTTCTGGATGTTGGATCAATCCAAAAACTGGCGAGTGTCCAGATTGTGTAACAGAAACAAGGAAGATTGTTACTGAAATAAGGGAACCTTTTGTGGAGCCTAAAAGAACTTTTTGGACACCTAAAAAAACAGTAAAGGTTGAAATACCAAAAGAAAAAGAAATAGTAAAGAAAAAGGGAAATTGGACTTGTATTGTCGGCCCTTGTGACTTTATTGATGAAGATGGTAATCTGATTGAAAAAGGATAATAATTAAATGCCCTATTATGACTATGTTTGTGAGAAATGTGGCGAGGATTTTGAAGAATCCTTGCCCATTGCTCGAAGAGATGAACCCACCAAAAAACCATGTCCGATTTCTGACTGTGATGGTGTAATTAAAATGATGTTTGCAAAACCATATATTGGTGATCCATGGCACTTTGCAGGAAAGAAACCAGATGATGCTTTTAAAGATAAACTTAAAGATATAAAAAGCAAACATCTGCACAGTACAATAGATACTCATTGATATATGAAACAATTTAATTATGATCTTCTTGAAAATCGAAAAGATCAATTAGTACAAGACAATTCAAGTGAAGATAGGGTATATCATTCTCCGAATGGTACATATCCATCTATCACCAATCTTCTTTATCATATGATTTCCAAGCCAGGTATTGAAGCGTGGAGAGCAAAAATTGGAAAAGAGGCCGCAGATAAAATTTCACATCGTGCCGCAAGGCGTGGTACTAACATTCATGGAATAATTGAGAAGTATTTGCGTGGTGATAAAAATTATTTAAAACAAAAAGATGGTAAGAGTAGTGTAATGCAAGAACACAAAGAACTTGTTCTTGCAGGCATACCACAAATTGATGCAAAGATTGATAATATTCGTGGAATTGAATTGTCAATGTGGTCAGACCATCTCAAGGTTGCAGGAACGGCAGATTTGGTTGCAGACTATAATGGTGAACTTGCAGTCATTGATTGGAAGACAGGAAGTTATGTCAAAAAAGACGAATATGTTTTTCATTATATTTTACAGGGAACGGCATATTGTCATATGTTGGCGGAAATGTATAAATTGGTTCCGAAAAAGATTGTGATTTGTACACTTATTCGTTTTAGTGATCCTAAAAAACCAGTACCATTTATGGATGGTGACAAAGTTGCAGATTTGCTTGTTGAATGGAAAGAATATGATCCTAACGATTATATTGATGAACTTCTCAAAGTATGTAATGCATTCCATTTTAGTAAAAGTGGATAATATAAATATTTACAGATATACAGGAATTTGTTTGATGACCTGAAAGGGTATCTTATAAGACATCGGTGCGATTCCGATCAGCTCCACCAAAAGTGTTTCAAGGAATTTTCTTGATGGGGCTGTAATAGAATTCGATTGTGAGAGAGAGTATCAGAGAGAACAAATAGGGTGATGACCTTCATCGAAACCATAATCGCAAATAATTCCGATTATACCGCATACTCTTACGCACTTGCTGCGTAGATTATAGCCGAGTTCAGACATTTAGTCTTGGGGGGTCACTTGGGAACAGAAGAATTCCCCCACTACACACAATAACACACACAGAGAAAGGACAATATGTCTAATCCATTTGAACTACGATTCAAACTATTAGAGATGGCACAAGGTTATCTCCAAGACCAAGCTCAACGCAACCAAGATTATGTGACAAATGCATGGTCACTTGCACAAGAACAAGGTGAAGCAAATATGAAGTTATGGAGTGAACTTCAGCCCGATTCTTATTCCATTGAGGATATTAAGAAGAAGGCATCCGAGTTGTATGAATTCGTAGAGAAAAAATAAAACCAAGTTTGGGGGGTCGCTTGAATATAAGAACCCCCCTTTACTTCATTAGTTGAGATAAGGACAAATGAATAAAAAAACTAAAGACAGATTAGGTGATGGTAAGATTAATACTGGAATTGAAATGATTGAAGACCAAGAAGAGAAATTATGGGAGACTAATCCGATGGAAGCATTGAGATATGAAAAAATTGAAACAAGAAAGAAGTTGAATTGGTGGGCACGATTTTCATTGTCCATGATTATAGTTATGACTTTTTTGTTTTTAATATGGTTATTGTTTTTTGGTGCATTACCGGCCGAGTCGAGGGACTTAATTAATATAATGGTTGGGGCCTATGTGGCCGTCCTCGCCAAGTCAACCGATTATTGGTTCAAAGACAAGGATGATCCTGAACAAAAAGAGGGAGAAGCCGTAGGAAATACTAACAATAATAATGATACGATTTAACTTGACAATGTTATCATTGTTTGATATAATTAAGGGATAATGTCAGAATTACTAAATTTTTATTCTTCTGAAGAATATAATGCTGAAATTGAAGAAATTGTTGAAAGAACCAGTATGAGTTATCTTGATGCAATGCTTTATCATGCAGATGAAAAAGGTCTTGAATCGGAAACGGTTGCAGGGCTTGTTAATGTTAAAACCAAAAATAAATTAAGGGAAGAGGCAGAGATATTGAATTTCATGCCTAAAACATCAAAACTCCCTATATGATATATCAAGTGACACCTTTTGAAGTATATCAAAAATATCTTTCATTGAAACAACATTTTAATCGGAAAGAATACGATTATTTTAAATTCAAAGGAAGGGTTCGTGCAAGTGAATCCTCTTTTGAGAAACGAAAAGACAAACATCATTTTGTACGTTTGTCGAAAATTTATAAAGAAGATGAACTCATTAGATTTCTTGTCTCAAACTTCATTAAAACTAATGATCTTTGGGTGGGCAACATCACATCACCAGAGGGTCGCCAGACTTATATCGCATGGAAAGCGAAAATCCAAGGCCTTCCGTATGTGTTTGAAAATGAGATTGACTCGTTATTTGATTCGAGCGATGAGTTTAATTTACTTTTTGATTGTCGGGATGGTCAACATCCCCCTGTGCTTCGCCGTTTATTTGGCGAGGAAGTGTCGATTGAATCCTTCATTATAATGGATTCGATACTTCACTTTACCTCTAAGTTCAATGAGAACATAGAGGAATCGGTCATTTGGCCGGAACTATATAATATTTGTGTAAAGTATGCACCGTTTTTGAATGTGAACAAACAGAAATATGTAGACATACTGAAAAAACAAGTAGAATTACATTATGCATAAGTGGATAATCCGTAACACGTAGAACAAGGAGAATAAGATGGCAACATCATTCGCAAACCTCAAAAAGAGGCGCACTTCTGATCTTGAAAAACTTCAATCCGAAATTGAAAAGATCAACAAACCCCAAAACAATTTT